GCCCGCGATCCGCAGGATTCGCTCATCGGTGGTGAACCGTGCACGGAGGCGGGCCAGCTTGGTCCCTGCCTGCCCGAGGGAGAACTCCATGTCCTGAACCTCTGGACCGATGCGGGTGTCGTCTGCCTCCTGAAGGAGGTTGATAGCCGAGGCCGCCGTGACGCCTGTGGGTACGGTGGCTTTGGAGACCTCATGCAGCCCGGAAATTTCGACCATTGACGCTTCGATCCGCTCGACCTGATCGACCACGTACTGAGGCATGTTGGGCGGGATCAGGTAGGAGGGGATGGCGTCGGTGACCGTGGAGTCGTAGAGGATTTCCTCGCCGGGTACGCCCGTGTAGAAGACGTTGGCCTGGCGGGACTTCATCAGGGCTGGGTTGCCGATCCGGTTGGCGTTCTCCTGTATTTGAGACTCGATCTTGTTGAGGTTGACCTGCGGGCCTCGAAGCTGGGAGGTGATGGCCGTGGGCCAGAAGCGGTTGGGGACCTTGACGCCACTGAACATCACGTAGGGGAGCGCGTCGGTCGGGTTGTCGTCCTCCTCGAGGATCTGGTCTTTGGCCCAGACGACCCGCTTGCCCTTCGGGAACTCGGAGTTGGGTTTCGTCCAGCCCTCGTAAACCCGGATTCCCTTGTAGCCGGAAGTGGTCCCGGGCATCAGCGAGGAGAACATGCGCGACTCGACCGGCCCCGCCGAGACTTCGGCGTCAGGCTCCAACTCGATGTCGTAGCGCTGCTTGACGTACTCGGGGGAGCGGAGTTTCTCCTCGTAGCACTTCTCAAGCTCCGACATCGACGTTGCGAGGGGGTCGGGGTAGAAGTGGAAGGGCGAGACCACATCCACGGCCGGGTCTCCAAGGTTGATCTTCTTGACCGACATCCCTTCGGGTAACCCCGCCTGGCCGATGTCCTGGGCCTTGAGGATTCGCCCGTTCAGTTCGACCGGCTGCCCCGACTGGTCCACCACGACTTCGGCCGACTCCCCCTTGGTCGAGTCCCAGTAGATCTTCCAGAACCCCGCTCCGACGATCTCGGCGAACAGCTCAGCCTGAAAGAGCTTCTGCTGGAGGTCGAGGTATACCCAGTCGTACTCCAGTGCCTTCTCGGTGATCCGAGCGGCGTCGACGTCCTCCTCAGAGCCCGTGAAGGGGGTTGCTACGAAGCTGGGGCGGTTCTTGACCTTCCGCGCAGCACGGGCGGTGACAATCGGCAGGATGCGGTTGTCAACGATGGTCTCGCGGTACTTGGCGAGCCTCGGCCTATCCAGGCGTCCGTGGTTCCAGTAGAGCCACTGCTGGCCCACGTAGAAAGCTGAGTTGAGAAACCAGTCCGGTTCAAAGGCGTTCCGGGCCTCTTTGAATTTGCGGAACTCGTCCTTGAGCTCGGCAACGTCTGAGGAGCCGGCGATCTGGGATACGGCCCGCTGGCCTGCTGAGTCAGTCGCTTGGGCCGTCGCCATTATCGCTTCCTGTTGAGATGGTTCCTACAAGGTCGATGTCGTCGGGTTCGGAAGTGAGAAAGTCCTCGTCTGGGGTGACGGGCTGCTCTGGCGCTGCGACGACGAACTCCGGGTGCTGGATACGTGTGAGTAGCGCCCCTCGCTCCAGCGCCCACTCCTTCTCGCGGGTCGTGTTCTGGCGCTTCTCGTAGACGAGGGCGGCGATAGCAAGGGCCGCGATGATTGCGAGGTAGATCACTTCGCCGCCCAGGTCCCTGGCGTCCCGGCTTTCGTGCAGAGCCAGAACGCAGTAGGGGAGCCTTCGGAGGGGGTGGTGTTCCACACCTTGTCTCCGACCGCGAACGTGCCTTCGGTCGGCGCTGCCGTTCCCCACTGTTCGCGCTTCTGAGCGCGCCAGTTGGTCGCCGTTGTGTCAACTACGTCATCGAGCTGCTCGAAGATCGTGCCGTTCCAGGCTTTCGAGGTCCAGCCGATAAAGGCGTTGTTTCGGGAGTAGACGTTGCCGCCTTCTGTGGAGGCGTTGTCGATCCCGTATTTCATCTTCGCTTCGCCCCGGTCGTCCCGAGCGTGTGCGCCTTCAATCCAGACGTTGCCGGTCAGGACTCCTTCAACGCGGATCGCGGCGACAGTCGCATTCGTTGAGGGGTTGTAGATCCGAGCCCCGGGCTTGACGTAGATCGAACCGCTGGCGCTGATCTGGATTCCGTATTTAGCAGCCAGACTCGCCTTCGAGATGACATCGACACGCGAGCATTTTTCGACGAGTGCGCCGACTCCCGAACCGCTCGCCCCTGTTTCGTAGGAGATATCGGTGTCGATCAGCCCGTCGGTCACGCGCTGGAACGTGATGCCCTGACCGCCAGTGTCAGCCATTTTCACGAATCCGCCACGTACCTGCACGTGAGAGACGGTGACCGCAGTTGAGGAAGGCGCGCAGAAGATGCCAACATTGGCCGCCGAGACGTTGTTGCCTTCAATCAGCGCGTAGGAAGCGTGGCACTGGATGCCGTTGCGGGTCGAGTCGACTTTGTTGTTGACGATGTTGATGTCGGTAAAGAGGGTTCCCGATTCCCTGACGGGGGTTGAGTCGTTCACGACCGCTATGCCGTACTTGGCCCCCGAGTTCGCCCCTGAGTAGCGAGCGATGTTGTTGGAAATCAGGATCTCGCTCATGGTGCCGACTGCGGCTTCCGCACCCGAGCCGCCGCCCATCTCCACAATGATTCCGATGAACCCCGTGGACTCGACATCGTTGCCGGTGATAATGGCCCTGGTGGGGGCGGTGTTTACGTAGTCGTTTTCCTTGCCGATCTGAACGCAAATCGGCGCGGCGGCGCAACTGGTCACGACGTTGCCGGTGATCGAGATTTCGGTCTCGGGCATTTCGTTCGTGCCGTTGCTGCTCATCTGGACGTTGATCGCGTTGAAGCCACCCGTCTTGCAACAGCCCGTCATCGTGTTGTTTTCGATCCGAAGCCGCTGGGGGTCGGCGAAGTTGAAAACCCCGCTGCCGTTGGTCGTGCCCCAGTTGGTCGCCTTCACATCTCGCACCCATACGTCCTGGGTCCGGTAGGCCGCAATCGCAAACTGGTTGAACGCCTCAGCCCCGGTCCCAACGAATTCGCCGCCGAACCAGCGCACGTTCGTCGCCGTCAGTTCGTTCGTCGGCGCCTGGTTGAAATCGGTCCCGAACAGCGAGTGCGTGCCGGTGGAGAGCGCTTTGAATTTCGCTCCGTAGGCCGAGACGATCAGGTTGGAGCAGAGATGGACGCTGGTGGCTTTGCCGGATTCGACGCTACCCACGGTCCAGGTCGCCAGTTCCCCATTCTTGCGGTAAGGAGAGACTACGAGCGTCCCGCTGCCGAGTTCTTTGACTTTCGCTATGGCTTTGGTGAAGACTTCGGTGTCATCGACCGAGCCGCTGCCGTGTTTGGTTTCCGCGAATTCGAGGAGGTTGACTGTCGTTCCTCCTGCGGTCGAGCCTTCACGTTCCACGGCTTCCAGTTCTGCCCGGGAGACCGAGTTGTTCATGTCGAACAACGAGGCGAGACTGCGGCCTGCCGAGATGACCCAGGTGGGGGCGGTTAAAACGACCGATTCGTTGTCTGCCAATTCCCCGTCATGGACAGACGACGAGACGTTGGGCTGGGAGGAGTAGTAGAGGGTGTCTCCTCGGTTTAAGAGGGTTGCGCGGTCGGCTGCCGAGTGGATGGTGGTTAGATCGAGCGCGCGATTGGAGGGAACCGGAAAAGCCATGCGTCATCCAGTCCAGACTTCAAAAGCGAGGCCGCCGAAGGCGTCATTGGTCGTCGTGTTGTCCGGGCCGCCGTACTTGAGCGCCGCGCCGGCTGCTCCGACCACCTGGACGCCGTAAGCGGCATCCCACGTGTATTCGGTTTCTGGCGTGAGACCCGTGACTGTGCCGGAGGACTCAGACGCCAGACAGGAGGTGGCTACGGCCGTGGTCGAGTTCGCCATGACCGGGGCCGAGCGTCCTTTCACGGTTGAGCCTTCGAGGACACCCAGAAGGACCTGGCCGAAAGTGGTCGACCCGTTCTGCTGAGCCCTGACGCGCCAGCGAACCTTGCCCGAGGAAGGGGCTTTGAATTTGAGGCGCAGATTGGTCGTGTCAAACGCGGTCATTGCCAAGAGGCTGGTAATGACCTTGGAAACCGAGCTTGTCGGGTCGTAGAACGTCCCGGCGAGCAGGCCCGGGATTTCCCAGACCTCGAAGGTGAAGGCACCGAAGGCGTCATTTCCAACCGTGTCGTTTGGCCCGCCGTATTTCAGGCCCGTTGAAGCAAGGACAACCTCCACCCCGTAGGCAGCGTCCCACGTGTATTCTTTCCCGGCTTCCAGGCCGGTGACGAGAAACGTGGCTTCTTGTGCCAGTTGAGTAGTCGCTGCCAGCCCCCCGGTGAAACTTCCCAGTGCTGCCCCCCGGCCTTTCACCGTCGCGCCTTCTAGGACGCCAAGCAGGATGCGTGGGGCGGTGGTCGCCCCATGCGTCTGCCCCTTGAGCCGTACCTGCACATTTCCGCTAGTGGGCGCTTTGAAGGCGACACGGAGGTTCGTCGTGTCCAGCGCCGTCATTGCAAGCAGGGCTTCGCACGATTTTGATACCGCTTCAGCGGGGTCGTAGCTGGCTGCGCCGAGCAGACCTGGGATTTTGGTTACGGTGGTGGTCCCGCCGAAGCCCTCGTTCAGAAGACTCACATCAGACCTCAGCGTAGGTGATCGTGCCTTCGCCTTCGGAGGTGATGCAGGTGACGATCCCGGTGTAGCCGCCTTCGATCACGGCCGTCCCGCCTTCTTTCTTCAGCCAGATGCCTTCTTCTTTGGCGGCCGTTTCCCCCAGCGCCAGCCAGACTTCTTTGGCGCTGGGGTTGCAGACGAAGATGGCCTGGCGACCCGAATAGGCTTTTGCAAGGGTTCCTGACGTTGCTTTGGCCGTCACTTTCCCCTTGCTGGTGTTGGACGATTCCCTGGTCATCAATACACCCAGCAGACCGGGCTCTTGTCCGCTTTGATGGCGGTGGGAGCGGTGATGTTCGCCAGGACGTTTTTGCTCGTAAGGGTGATTTCTTCCGAGTAGACGTTGGCTCCCGCCGTGTTTTTGGGAATGGTTCGCAGGCGAGCCGTGTTCCCGTTCATCGTGACTCCGATGAAGTAGAGCGCCGGGCCGAGTGCGCTATAGGGAGTGGTCAGGTCCAGCTCCTGCAATTCGGCCGCCGTACCGACTGTCGCGCCTTCCGTGGTTTCGGAGGAATGCGCCAGCAGGGTTCCGGTCGAATCCCAGAGGCCGGCGACGACCTTGTTGGTGCCCCCGACCGAGCCGACGAGGTAGCCGATCCCCTTGATCTTCTTGTTGACCGGGAGGAACAGGCTCGTGACGAACAGCTTTTTTTCGGCAGGGGTCGTATCAGTACCGGACGTTGCTGAGGCCGGGTTCCAGCCACCCGCGTAGAAACCGGGGATGTTGGAACCGGTGTCCACCGCGCTCTGCGGGATGTTCTGCCGGACTTCCACGTAGGAGGTCGTGGCGGAGATGACATAGGTGGGCTGGGTAATCGTGGCCGAGGCTTCGACCGCAACCGAGCCTTCGTTGGAGGCGCTCGAGACTCCGCGTTCGGAGCTGTAGTAGATCGTCCCCGAGCCCGTCTTGTTGAAGAGGGTCAGGGGGTTATTCGATGTCGCGTTGATCATTACCGCGTACCCCGAAGGGACGGTGATCGTGTTGAGGGTCTGGGTGGTGGGCATCAGGCAGCTACCTTTCGTTTCTTGGGGGCCGCGCTCGTTCCACGACGCTCGTAGCGGCCTTGCGTTATCTGTTTGCGGACCTCATCGGAGACGGCTTCGAGCCTAGGCTTTCCCGGGAATTTCTTGATCGGGTGGTCGACCAGCTCGTTGATCGTTGATGCCGAGCCCTGAATCGCTTTGTCCTTGGCTTCGATCTCACGGTTGGCGTCCAAGAGCATCTGGGTCAGCTCCGTGATCGTCTCCCGCAGGTTCTGGGGGTCGAGAAGGTCGAACGCCTCCGCCAGGCAGGACTCACAGAGCATCAGGTCATCGACGGGGACCGGCTCAGGGGTCCCAGGGACCACGGGACCGTCATAGGCGGCCTCGAAGTCGACAACGCGGCCCTCGGGCTTCTGAAAGCAGGCAGCGCAGTAAGGGGGCTGAGGATCGGCGAGTTTGCTCATTGGGCGCTCTCGGGGTTCTCGCCCTGTTCGAGCGAAACTGTCTCGGAGGTTTTGTGGATAACCAGCTCGGCGGTGCGACGATGGGGCTTCTTGTCGCAGGAGATCGCTTCAAATTTGGTATCCAGCGCTTCGTAGATTTCCAGCGGGGTGATTTCGACTCCACCCGCGATCACCAGTGTCAGGTGAAAGTTGCGCCGACCTGTGCTGTTACCGGGGGAGGGCTTGATCGCCGCGTTAACCGTGGTGTCTTCGAAGAATTCTTTGGTTTCTGCTGCGGTGTAAACGGTTGAGCTGTTCGCCATGATGCGTTCCTTTCAAGCTGCGATGCCGGAAAACTGGCCGACGTTTTGATCGTCTTGGCGCGTGAACGCTTCCTGGTGCTCACGCATAGTTTTTTGAAGGCGTGTCTCGTTGGACTGGGACTCCGCCTCTGGCAGGTAGGGACGGCTCATAACGGCGTAGCGGAGCGCGTCTACGAGGTGGTCGTCCTTCTTGACCGGAGCCTGCCGGGAGTCTTCCCCGGACTTGGGTGGCTGTTTCCAGCGGTACATCTGAAGCTCGTTGATGAGGTTCGCGCAGTGGCTCTGGATGAAAAGGCGGTCGTTCTGAAAGCGCTCGCGCACCCGGTTGATCCCTGCGGTGACGGAGTTCTGGCCGGCAATCGTCACGATCCCGTTGTCGGCGTACTCCATCTGGTCTGAACGGCCCGTCTGGTGGTCCTTGTTCCGCGCCGCAGGGTCGATCACGTAGTAGAGGGGGGCTACGTTGAAATCGTCGTTCGTTTTGTGGATCTGGTCGCAGACCTGCTGCGCCGTCATCCCCTCGTAGTAGCCCTCCTGGAAGACCACCATCTCGTCATCGTGGGTCAGGTAGATCCAGACCACCGCCGTCCGGTTACGGATTCCGGGGTCGATCCCTACGACCACGTTCACGTGCTCAGGGAGAGGCCTCTCGGGGGTTACATGCGTCTCGCGCTTGAAGTCCCCGTAGATCAGGCCGTGCAAGGCGACAAACTTCCCTTCCTTACGCGCCGCCTTCTCCTCGTCTGACATCCCCATCAGGGCGAGTTCGATCTCCTTCTCCCCCAGGGCCGGGTTGTCGGACATATCCACCGTGACCACGGAGAGGTCCGGGGCCTTGAAAACGTCCTTCCCGACTTCATCGCCGCGCTGTTGCCAGAGCTGGTCGTAGGTCCAGGTCAGCCCGAACACAGGGGTCATCGTGAAAATCAGGTCCCCCCCATGCGCCATGACCCTCAGACGGCACTCGTTGAAGACCGCCAGCGGAGGCTCCTCATCGAAATGCACCCTGTCGATCGAGGCCCCGCCCATCTTGCGGACCTCCTGCTCGTAGGTCATAAAGAAGAACTTGGAGCCGTTTTGGAAGTAGAGGACCCGGAGGTTCTTGTCGTAGGCCGTAGACCAGGCCCCGCCCACAAGCTGATCCAGAGGTAAAAGCTCCTGCAGCTTCTCGATCATGGTGGTCTCGAGGACCGGGAAGGACTCGGCCATGATCCGGCACAGGAAGGGGGGCTCGAACTTCTTGTAGGCCCGCAGGGCCTCGGGGAGGCAGTCCGCATCGACCGCCTGGATCACATCGTCAGCCAGACCCCCCCAGGTCTTCCCTGACTGGTTGCCCCCGAAGAAGCATTTGGTCTGGGTCGTGAACCCATGAAAGGCTCGCTGCTTCGCATGGGGGCCGTAGAAGGCCAGGGGATTGCGCTGGCGCTCTGTCTCGATGGCAAGGAGGGCTTTCTCTGCCTGTTCACGCTCAGGGCCTGAGAGCGCCTCCAGGCGCTTCTTGTCGATCTTGAGGCGCACAGAGTCCTTTCATGCGCGAGAGAGTTTCTAAGCCGCCTGGGACTCCGGGGGCCGTAATGACAAGGCACCGCCTATCCACAAGCTGCTTCAGCGGTGCGAGGGCGCAAGAGGCGGTCCAAAACGAGCATGTGGACCTCTCGTAATGACAAAGACCGGATTCCGGAAAGGGCTTTTGAGGGGGCTTCTTTGTGTGAGAGAAGAAGCTGGGGCGGCGGAGGGGAATTAATCATGGGACTCCACGCGCTCACGCCGGCTGACGCCGCCTACCCCTCCCCCCCTGACCATCTACGTTCGGAGAATGTTCGGAGCTATGCGTGTATGCGTGCTGCATACCCTGCGCTGTGCAAGGCATAGAGCCAAATAGCTAGGCAAGTGAGCGCGAGCTTGAAGGGCTGGCGCTCATGTGTGCCATGCGCGTAGTGGTGACGTTGTGGTGCGCGCATCCCAAAGAACAGACCATGATCCTCAATGTCCCAGCTAACTTACCTTTAGTAAGTACAAGACATAGCGCTGCTGCTCTCTAGCTGCTGCGCTGCAAGGCAACTAAGGCCCGGTCTCTACCTCTTGCTCTATCAGTCCTTGTAGCTCTGTCTCTGTCCTCTGTAGCTGGGCTTCTAAGAGGCGTCTATGGAAGTCTGTGGGCAGGTAGGGGTTGAAGGTTAGTTCGGGCGGGAGAGAGCGGGAGACGCGTTCTGCTGCCTGGACGGGACGCATACGGCGCAGTCTCATCCGTTGTCCTTGAGCTTGGCCGCCATCTGGTCGAGGATCTGCTGGCAGGCTATGGAGGCGCCGGTACCTGCGGCCCAGCCCATCGCACCAAGGACATTAAGGGCGTGTTTGACCACAAACTGCTCGTTCTCGTCCAGCCGGAGATCAATGTCAGGCATCGTCTTCCTCTCCAACAACCTCGGCGTCAATGACTTCCCCTTGTGCCTCCACGACCTTGAGGCGTTCCAGGGTTGCGATGGACTCGCTTAGATCGACCTTGACGATCTCAGTGGGCATGTTTCTCAAGAGTTGGGCTCGGTCGACTGAGCTGCCTGCCGCATTGGCGAGAGCGAGAGCGTTCTTGGCTAGGTGGTCGGGGTCTACCTGGTCAACCTTGTCGATTGCCTTTTGGATGTAGGTCTGGGTGGCTGCGTCTGCTTCGAGGGCGCGCTCTACTAGATTGCCAGCCAAGTCCTCGGAGATCTCTCGCTGGAACTCGGTGCGGATCTGCATGTAGCGGTGAGGGAATGCGTGGTCGCGCCAGTGGTCGAGGGTGTCGTGGGTGATGTTGATTCCCTCGACCTCGAGCTGCTTGGAGGTGCGGGTGGTCTTTCCTCCGTTGGCCGCCAGGAGCCTAAGGACGTTGTCGACCTCTTTCTCGGTGTACTGGACTGGCCGGCCTCGCTCTGTGATCGCCCAGGGGGGCCTCTCTACGACCTTGCCCATCAGTCCGTACCTGCCCAACGTGTCTCGCGCTGAAATGCCTCGTAGGCGACTCGCTTGTGAGCATCCTCTACGGCCCGGGAGAACTCCGGGGCTACTTTGCGCATCGCGTCTACGTAGCGCTGCTGCCGTTCTGGGGTCATAAGTACCTCGGGCGGCGCGCTGAGATCGCTTCTAACGCTCTCGGCCGAGTCCTTGCTTGTCTTCCCTTCCATGCTTTTGGGCAGGGAGGGGACTGAGATTCCTTTGAAGTTGCCGGAAGCGTCAGGCATAGCGGAGAGAGATCAGGATGCCGGCGACACAAGCGGCAGCGAGAAGGGCGAGAGCGAGATTCTCCCTGCCGCGCTTGGTCAACGCTGGGTGATCGAGAAACGGAAGCCGACTCACCGCGCAGCCTCCTTAGCGAGAGCCAATCGAACGTTCGCCTTCTGCCCATGCTTGGCGATACAGCCTCTCCTTGCTCTCTCTGCCTGCTTATCTGAGTAGACCGTGGCATAGATGCAGTTCTTTTGGCCTGGCTTGTCGTAGAGGACTGCTCGTTGGGGGAGGGCTCCGTCGATCATGCTGCCTGCCTCTGGACGGCGCGCACCATTCCGTCGAGCGCCGTCCTCGCATCCCTAACGGAACCGAAGCGAGAAAGCAGGCGCTTGGCTGTGAGCTTGTTACAGGGAATGCCGAGGGCCATTGCGTGCTCCATGACGATTGCCTCGTTTGAGATTCGGCCGGGGCCAGTGGGACGGGCGGTGCTTTGCAGCGGTTGGCCTGCAATTAGCCGTTCTAGCTGCCAGCGATTGAGGCCCATGAGGCGGGCGAGCCTGTGGCGGTGCCGCTTGCGCCAGTGATGGACGCTCGGGGAACCCGCAACGGTGATCTCGCCATGAGAGGGATGCGCGAAGTGATGATGCCCACTGCTGTCGGGGCCGGTGTAGTCAAAGCCCAGACGGCGCAGAGCCCGGACCTCCTCTCGAACGTCCTTGTTCGATGAGAGCCGGGCTGGGAATTGGTAGCTGCGGCGAGCGCATGCAGCGCAGCGGCAGCCGTTGGCGTATTCCATGCAGGCGGGCATGTGCTCCTCGCCGGTTGAGTAGAACTGCGGGCGGGTGGCCTAGGGTGCGTCCGATTAGCGAAGCTGGACGCACAGGGCCAGCGTGAGAATTCTTACACAGTCGTAGGATGACCAAACTCCAGCCTGTAATTGCAGACCGTTTTGAAGGCAACGCCGTAGATCTTTGCTACGTCCCGCGAAGACCTCGGGTCGTGGGCGATGGCTTCTCGCCACTCTCGGGTTCCGCGCATAGCCCTCGGCGTTGCTTCCGGCTGCGCGTGGGCTTTCCAGAGGGTGATCGCGTCTTTGAGAACGTCGCGGCGGTCGCCGACGGTCTGACAAGCGGCCCAGCGCTCCTCCAGTTCGATGAGTTCCGCCCCAGCGAGCTGCGGCGGGCTTCCCGATGGCTTGGCGTGGCTGATTACGTCGCCATCCATTTTCTGGGTGCCGCCACCGGCCATGAGGCACAATGCGCGGTGAAGCGTTGCCCAGAGTCGCTCTTGCGTGGTCACCACTGCCTTCCCGGGAGGCTTGCCGGCTTCAAGCCGATCCCCGGCCGCACCTCGGGCATCGTGCAGCCCATTGGCCGAACGCCCTTGCGGAGATTGCCCCTGGCATCCACGTAGGGGTAGGACGCTTCCGAGATCGTGAACTTCTCCCCGACCTTCGGGCCGGGGTTGTGCTTTTGCCCGTAGTCATCCGGGCCGAAATAGGTGATTCGTCCGTCTGGGTCGTACTTGGTAATCGTTTTTGTCAACCGACTCCACCTCGCTTTGCCGTCCTAGGCAGTTGGGACCATTTCGGTTTCGGAGTTGCCGAGAAGGCCCTGCGAGAGCGGGGTCTTTTCACGTCAAGGGCTCAACGCCAATCGCGTAGGTCGCCCGATAGAGAGGGATTCGTGCTTGGTCGCTGCCTCTCGTAGTTCTTTGCGGATCTCCTTGTCGAGCTTCATACCCAAGACTTCCCGGGGAAGCGAGGCTTGACCGAGAACTTGACTTTCTCGCCCTTCAGCCATCGTTCTGCGTCGTGAATACCACTGATGTTGCCGACGATCGCGCCGTGGAACTTGCCATCGCGCACAGGCCCCTCGTAGCAAGCGATGCCGAGCGCACAGGTCTCGTCCGTGATCGCCCTCGGGGGGTCGTGATCTATGTTCAACCTACGGGCCATACCAACCTCCTTCTCCGAACATCGTCCGAACATTGCAAGTGGAAATCGGGGCCGGTGGAGGGGTCCGGTGAGCTACGACGCGTCCGAAATCGGCGCTGTAGAGCGAAATGCGCTGACTCGGCGGGACCGGATGTTTCGTGTGGCTCGCTTCACACGCGAGAGGTCCGGAGTTCGACTCTCCGCGCGCCCATTGGAAACGAACGTCTTTACGAGCGCTCATTGTCAGGCCGCTCCGAACTTTCTCCGAACATCCAAACCACGCGCTTCC